CCCGTCTATCTATAGAGTCTTTGCAAGCTGAATACTTACAAAGCTGGATAGAGGCTTCTCTCGCTTCTCCTGATTATATGAAGGATTGAGGCCCGGTACTAGACGAGCTCGCTTCTGTATTGCATCGAGCTCTGAAGCTTTCTTCTTGGCAAAAGGGATCATATCCTTGTGCCCATGTACCACGAAACGTAGGAACTCATCAAAGCAAGGGTCGTCTACGCAATTCTCTAATATCATGTAATTGCGTATACAGAACATATCCGAATTCCAGTCTTTCGGCTTATGGAATTTTTCAGGCTGTAACATACTATTAAGTCCTCTAATGGTAGGATAGTATGCGCCTAGCACTTGCCCGGATTCTCTACTAAAGAATCCTTGATGATTCAGCCTCTGTAAGAAAGTGAGTTCATCCTTACTTACAGACTGCTTTGTGGGATTAGCGGGTAATCCGAATTTACCCAGATAATCAACGAGCTCATCTGCCGACATATCTGCTACCCAGTAGAAATCGTCACCGATTCCCTGACCATGAACTCCAGCACTCCATGCCATAAACAACTGCAGAATTGTTTCTGTCAGCTGGGTCCACCCTGATCCGGATGCGAGCCCATGAGTGCCTACATATGCTTCCGTCTTACTGTAGAGAAGTGGAATTTTGCAGATATGCATGAGACTTGAATGAAGCTCTTCCCAATACCGTTCCTGAAATAGCCACTTTACTATTTCATAAACTAACTGTATTTGGGCTGGACGCATGTGAGCATCCATCTTCGTGGTGTCTCCACCATCGATGTTTTGGCCATTCCACTGAGATGTTAACGTCTCTTTAACATCTTCATAGCCTTTCCACGGCGATAGGTAATCCCTAATCCATTTGGCATCTGAATTTTGCAGGGCATCCTGGATGACTTGTGAGAAGGTAAATTCTATTAAGTTTACTGACATCGGAAACATCCAAACCGGTCTCAACTTACCATTGTACTGGCGAAACAATAGAATTGCAGGATATTCGTACGCGAGTTCAGTTTCTGCGTCTTGAATTTCCTGACTTTTCACCGTGCTTCTTCTCGCAAATCGAGGAAAACCAGAATTCGTTGACAGAGTGTCTCTAGCATTCATGTCATCGATTACCGATTCGAAGCGCTTAGGGCGCAACCGTTTAATACGATTGCCGAAAGCCTCTTTGGCGAACTTCTCAGCATCGTTGAAATACTGAGAGAGAGCATCAGGACTGTCGTACTCTGAAGGAGAATACAGAGGTTCAAGGACTTCCTGACATTCCTTGGACGTTACTGGAGGGACTGCCCCTTGGGGTCCGAATTTCTCGACCTGTTTCTGGTCGAACTGGTTGAACAGTTCTCCAAATTCGGTTTTATTATTGGCAGATTCCATAATTGGTATCCATCTCTGCAGCGTGGATTCAGCTGGTTCCTTTTCGTATAACCACGAATGTGGAGTAGCCGATCTACCCCTATTCAAGTTATCCAAGTAAAGGGACATACTTTGATTTGCCATTACTAAATCTTGTAATGTGCGTTCAATTGGTTCACTTTTCATAGTTAAACCTCCTTTCAAAAATTGTTCATTACTGTAAATGAT